TCAATAATGGCAAAAAGGTTCGGTGGTTACTGGCGATATGAAGAACTAGAAGATCACTATAAGGCGACTATCGCAGAAGCGGCGAGAGTTTTGAAGAAAGGCGGCGTAATGATAATAAAATGCCAAGACATAATTCATAACCACAAAATGCACTCGACGCATATAAACATTGTTAAATGGGCAGAGGGATTATTTAGACTAAAAGACCTTTACATTTTGCCTGCAAAACATCGCATGGATATGCCTTCATCACCCGGATCCGCAAAGAGAACGCAAAAACATGCCCGTATACACCATTCATATTTTTTAGTATTGGAGTCATTATGAGCAGACTAACAACAAGAAGCACCACAGTACCAGTCGTCGAAAAAGAATTGCGATTAATGGCAGAAGAAGCGCCTAGTGTGCGTCGCAAGAAAGATATTCAGCGAGAGGAAATAGATTGCAAGATGGCCGAATTTACAGCCGCCGGTGGACAAGTCACAAGCATAGATATGGGTGTATCTGGCGACCAGGTTTATCTGGCAAAGGGCAAGGACAAACAGCAGGCTTACCGAGATAAGTCGTGGAATATGATGGAAGCCACAAGAGAAAAAAGGGGTGCTGAAAATGAAAAGTAATCGGTCAACAGGCTTTGATATAGTGTTATTTTCGCTAATGATAATAATTCCGCATGTTTACGCGTTTCGCGTTTGGGTTGAATTATGAGAAATCCATATTTTATTGATGAGCCAACAGCAATTTCGTTTTCAGGCGGCAGAACTTCTGGCTTTATGTTGTGGAAGGTATTGCAGGCTCATGGCGGCACATTGCCTCCTATGGCAAAGGTAGTGTTTGCAAACACCGGAAAAGAAATGCCAGAAACTCTGGATTTCGTTAGAGATTGCGGCGAACAGTGGGGCGTCGACATTGTTTGGGTCGAGGCAAGGGTAAGGGCTGCGCGATCCGACGAAAAAAATAAATACGTCTACGAAACTGTCATCGTTGACCATGCAACCGCCAGCAGGAAGGGCGAGCCTTTTTCTCAGTTAATAAAGGCAAGGCAGTATCTCCCGAATCCAGTCGCCCGTTTCTGCACTTCAGAGCTAAAAGTTAGGCGAATACAGGATTACTTAGAATCTATAGGCATGAAAGATAACGTTCAATTTGTTGGCATTCGTTTTGACGAACCGCGCCGAGCGGTGAAAATGCACGATAAAGTTAATGATGGGCATGAATGCTGGTGCCCATTATTTGCCGACAAAATAACCAAAGAAAATGTTTCAGATTTTTGGAATTCTCAGAACTTTGATTTGAATCTTCCGAACAGAGGGGGGGTAACGGACTGGGGAAATTGCGATTTGTGTTACTTAAAAGGAGCAAGCAAAAAAATGTCAATTATTCGTGAGCGGCCAGAGCTTGCCGACTGGTGGGCAAATGAAGAAAAAAACTTGTATGGAAAAGCGGGTACGGGCGGAAGTTTTCGAGGAGATCAGCCTAGCTACGCTCAAATGAAAATAATTGCGACAGACCAAGGCAATCTTTTCGATTTTGAAAACGATGAGTCAATGTCATGCTTTTGCGGAGACTAATGTGAGATTCGGCATTGATCAACAGGCCGCGCTAATCGACAGGGTAAGGATATACTTTATCAATAACCCTGATAGCGCCTTATGGGTCGAGCAGTACAAGCCGCCACGCACAGACGGCCAGCAGGCGCTCATACACTGCGTCATTCGTGATATAGCTAACCATAGCGGATGTGGTGAAGACTGGCTAAAAACCATGTTAAAGCGTGACAGTGAGAGCGTTTTCCCGCATTGGCCCAAGAAAGTAGAAAAGAACCGGCATGGCGACCAGGTATTGATTGCCAAGAGTGAATCACAGCTTACGAAAGCAGAAGAATCTGAACTAATTGAACGACTATACGCGCTAGGCGCAGAATGGGGAATTACATGGACGAAGTAATGATTATCGAGCAGCTTCGCAGACAAAATGAAGCGCTTACTTATGAGATTGAGGCAATGAAATACAATCTTACTGAGGATTTGCTTTGTGCTGAGGAAGAAATAGCAGCCATGCGCAACCCTTGGATCAAAACTAGCGATGCTTTGCCGAGACTTGAGGAATTTGTTTTAGCAATAGATTCATGCGACGAACGTTTTTTAGTCCAGCTTTTTAGCGACGGGAGTTGGATGGACGAGTACGACACGCTGTTTTTGAATATGTCGTACTGGATGCCAATCCCCGCGCCTAATGAGGTGAAATAATGGCTAAACCACAAGGTTTAATATGGTCTGCGCCGCGTGATCCAGGGTTTAAAAATTGGACAAAAATCATATTAAAAGAGCCCGACCTGAGAAAGATCACGAAGCAGTCAGAATTGATGCAGTCATTTGCGAGCGGTAAGAATGCAAAGTAAAGGAAATGCTCCGACAGCAGCACAAAAGCGATGGCGAGAGTTGGTTCGAGGCTATGGCTCAATGATTACGGGCGATGATGCCATTATTCACCATGCGGTGGGCGCTACGGGCAAGCACAACAAGGTCGCAATAGGCCATTGGTGGCTGGTGCCGCTTACTCACAAAGAGCATTTGGCACTACACGCGGGAGAATTGTTTGACTGTGACTCGCGCAAGGAATTCGAGAAGGCAGCATTTGAAGAATTGTGTTATTCGATCGAAGATAAGGATTTGCCTCCGCAATACGTGATTGATGCCATCATGGATTATCACAAGTGATACCCACGTTGCAGATTAAGCCGATGAGCGTCAACCAGGTATGGCAAGGAAGGCGATTTAAGACTAAAGGGTACAAAGAGTACGAGGCACGAATGTTACGGATAATGCCTGACATGCAGATACCAGAGGGTAAGTTAAGCGTAGTTATCACGTTTGGATTCAGCAATATTCAGTCAGATGTTGATAACCCAGTAAAACCTTTTTTGGATTGCCTGCAAAAGAGATATGGGTTTAACGATTCAATGATATGGAAGTTAGAATTGACGAAACAGAAGGTTAAAAAAGGGTCTGAGTTTATCACATACGCGATTGATAGCATTCATGGCTCGGATAGTCTTGTTGAGTAGCCATAGTTATCATTAGACCTTATGTGAAGCCCCTAGGGACATACGGCCTTGCTGTTTAACCTGTCGCTATACAAAGACTATTATTCGGATCGGTTATTCAGGTCCGACAACCCGCCCAGCCAATAAATTAGCTAATCTTCACAAATCCCGTTTTTAGTGGCTTCGGTCTCAAAAGCCGTCTTTGTATATCCGACCTGAGCAATCAGGTTTATCGCTTTATGCAGGGGACGCGCAATTAATCGCCACTATGCACGGCTTGATACTTGAAACGAGGGATTTAGTTGCGGTACAATCAACCCATATTGGCAGTGATTGAAATCGTAACCGTTCTACATTTCAAACTGGTGGTTGTGCACCAAGTCGATAGGTCTAATACTAAGCCCGTTAGCCGCAATGGTCAACGGGCTTTTTATTGCCTAATGCTTCATCGTATTTGAGTGCATTTCAATACGCTTCACCAGGGTATCCAGATTTTCCAGCGATATGGTTAAATCTCGCATGACTGATGCTGTATCATAGCGTAATTGCTCAGGTAAACTCATCATAGCATTACCGACAATCGCCGGATTCTGAATGGCTGGCAGCATAGCAAGCGTATCAGTGATAGACCTAAACGACTCGGACACAAACAAGATCTGTGAATGATCGTCGGTCACAGGCTCTTGATGATTCCTTATTTGAATCGCCATTGCAAGGGCTTTGCCGTCTGCTAAGTCATCAATATCACCATCTGATAACCATTCAAATTCTGGATTGTGAATCTTAGCCAGTTCAAGCACAGCAACCACTGCAAGATCATAAGCATGGCCGCCGGTATTGCATAAAGGAAATTTACTGCTATGGCGAATAAAAGAAAAGATACAATTATCTTTGCCGGTTCCTGCAAAAGAGATTGAATTTTGACTGACAATAGGATGACTGCCAAACCAACTTAGTTTTAAGCCGATTTTATGAGCATAGGAAAACAGATATTCTGTATCCATTGCTAAATTATTCCATTGCTCATCTGTCCAGGTTGGCGCGTTCCATCTATGTATCATGTTATAAACTCCAATTAATAACGTTTTAAAATAGTGTGTCCCGATCTTGCTTCTGACGCAATCTCAATGACCATTTGACGCGCAGTAGCAGGTAAATACACCTGCAAGGGGTAAAAGCCCTTTGCCGCCATGCTCGCCCGATACGTGGTTTGGCGACTAGCGCAAGTTTTGTCGGTTTTCTTTGCCATGCTTCACCCTTGTTGCCATCGGTTTATGTTTTGGCCGGTCTACCATGCTGATAACCTGGCAGACAAAGAACCATGCTAAAATCATTATAACAATTATACTTAATACCATTTCCATATTATTGACCCTCTCGCCATGCTATCGCTATTGCGCCGTCTGTTGCCGCCTTGCCCAGCTTTACCGTTAACTGCCGCAAGGCTAGTGCTTCAGCTTCGCCCCTGCTGGGGGCGCTTACAGGCACCTTAACGATTAGACTAACCTCAACCATATAATCTGCCATTACTTTTTCCCTTTCGTTGGTAATGGGGCCGAAGCCCCGTTGTGGTTACTGTTTGGTTGGATATTTGCTATATGCAGTCGTCGCAAATATCTCCACCGGCGAGGGTGGTGAAATTTCCTGAGTTGCCGCAAGCCCTGCAACTTTTTGGCTCTTGGTTCGCTCTGGTTGCTGGCGATCGTGATCCGCTCTGAATAGCATTGATTCGAGCCAGAAATTGAGGATAGGCGATGCTGTTCCAATAGTGGCCCGGTAAACATACGTTTTTTATTGCATACGCCAGGCGAACAATTTCCGCATCTGTAAAGTCATCGACTGTTAATTCACGCTTAATAATTTCGTTAATTGTCATTGTCATTTTGTTCATCCCGTTTCGTTGCATGTGGGATAATTATACAGCCTTGGCGTGATATGTAACGCGATGTATTTTCATGCAGGCTGCGAGTAACATGAATATGGCTCATGATTGCAGTCAAACTTGATTAAACGCAGGTTGCAGTAGATAATAGCCGTTTAACCCACTAACTGAGGACCATCATGGCAAAGGCAAAATCGAGCAAAGATAAGGCGATGAAGGATAAATCTTCTAAATTGGGGACCGGCAACAAAGACCCGAAAAAGAAAAAGAAAACAGATAATACGTACTCATGATAACCGCATTTGACGCTTATTTATTCATAGCTATCCTGTTAGCACTGGCTATGACGCGAGAACCCAAGAAAATCGCAGTGCTTGCCTGTGTATTCGTCCTCGGTTCGATTATTGCAATGGATGCGATACTTGAACCGGGTTGGACATTTTATTATGCCGCTACCTGCGTCGAGATAACGGCAGCTTTTGCCATGATATTTGCCGCTAGGGCGCAGGAACGGCGAGAGAATCGCATGTATTTCCGCGCAATGGGGGCTTTCTTTGGCCTGTCAGTGCTGGTAACTTTTGGTCTAATCATGAATGTAGTGTCTTTTAGCTCATACTTGAGCATGAGTCATGCGGTTGCATTTGGTCACGTCACATTCATGTTGGGATTTTCAGATGGAGTTGGAAACGGTATTCAAAATCTTCGTGATTATTTGTCTCGCGGCAATAACCATTCTGTTGGGATTCGACACGACTAATGACGACGATTGCCGCAATCCTAAAGGCCGCAGGTGCAAGTCCAAATGAATCATGGCTAAGAACAGGCCAACTGCTTGTCATTGTAGGCGTAGCGTCCTACATGGGCATAAACGGCTTCGGCGTTCACATCGAGCCATCAGCCGACATCTACAGCCCGCTAATCATGATGTCTGCCGGCTTTATGGCTATGGCATACGGAACCAAGCTTAAAAAGATCTTAGCGATCGCTCAAGAAAAGCATTCATTGGCCTTGGTAGAGGCAGAAGCCCCCAAATCCGAGCCAACCAAAGGCTTACTGGAGTTCTTGGAGTGGTTTTCGACACTGGATCACCCGATTACGTTGAAAGAGCTGAATCAGGTCGATTTTGAACACGATGCCAGCCGATCGCCAGAAGATGTTGCCGAATCACTGAAAGGACTGAGGGCCGAATGGTGGGTTCAGCATGGTGAAATCGTCAAATACGGCAACACCTACACGCTAAGGGAGAAATAATGCCCGAGTTTATCAGTGAGCGATCAATTCGAGTCTTGAGCGAGCTTGATGAGCGACTTCAACGCGTTTGCAAGATAGCGATACAGAAGATCGACTTCTCGCTAATTGACGGTGTGCGCACTGTAGAGCAACAACAGGCTTTATTTGCAGACGGAAAAAGCAAGCTAGACGGGATCAACCGAAAATCTAAGCATCAGCCTCGAAGCGTATATGGCCCAACTAATCCGGCAATGCCAGGGCCCGCCGGCGCATTTGACTTTATTCCATCTCCGTTTACACATTGGGGCGACACTCAGCTATTTACGGCCTACGCTCATTACTTTATCGGCTTAGGTGATAGTCTTGGCATCGAGCTTCGATGGGGTGGTGACTGGGACAAGAATTTTAGATGGGATACAGACGCATTTAACGACTCGCCGCACATTGAACTTGTCGATTGGCATTAACCATAGAGGTTTATCGTTATGAGCATCCTTGCAGCATTACCCGTAATAGGCGGGTTACTAGACAAGCTCATCCCCGACAAGGACGCGAGAGCAGCAGCACAAGAGCTATTGCAACAGTCTGAACAGTCAGGCGAGCTCCAGTTGATGTTAGGGCAGATGGAGGTAAATAAGGTTGAAGCGTCATCAGGCAGTCTTTTCCGAGGTGGCTGGCGTCCTGCTGTTGGTTGGGTATGCGCTAGTGCTATGTTTTATTCATTCGTGCTATCTCCACTCCTGCAATTTATAGTGATACTGGTAATGAACGAACCGCCTACTTTCCCCGAATTATCAATGGGCGAGCTTATGCCGGTACTGATGGGAATGCTTGGCTTTGGTGCCATGAGAATGAACGAAAAGATTAAAGGAGTTGGTTAATGGCTGGTAGACCTACCAAGTACAACAAAGAGATGCAGGAAGCTGCTGACGCCTATATCAAGGATTATGCAGATCATGAGCACGCTATCCCATCAGTCGTCGGAATGGCAATGGTATTGGGCGTTGTAGCGTCTACTTTGGACTTATGGGGCGAGAAACACCCAGAATTTTCAGGGACGTTAGAGGCTTGCAAGGACTCGCAGCACTTTAAGTTGATGAATTGCGGCTTAACCGGCGAGTTTAATTCCACCATCGCAAAGCTGGCATTGGCTAACCACGGTCACTCAGAAAAGTCACAGACAGACATCACCAGTGGCGGCGAGAAGATAAAAAACGATTGGCACATCCATCCGGTAACGACTAATCATGGCAAGAGTTGATGTCCAGATAACCGAGCAGATAGCCTGGTTGCTGTCTAAGCCCAAGCGCATCAAAATTGCGGTAGGTGGCCGAGGATCAGCCAAGACCATTGGTGTGACGGATATCATGCTCATGCAGGCAGATAAGGGCGCAAGGATCTGCTGTACACGCGAGTTTCAGAACACCATTGATGATTCAGTACACCAAACGCTTAAGCAAGAGATAGAGCGCCTGAATCTCAAGGGCTTTGACACAACTAGCAACAAGATAAGAACAATGCAAGGCGGCGAGATATTCTATAAGGGTCTGGCAAGAAACATCAGCAGCCTGCAATCATTGGGCGCGGTCAAGATCCTATGGATAGAGGAGGCGCAGACGGTAAGCTCTAAATCGCTGAAGGTTTTAACGCCATCGGTTCGATCTGGTGCCGATAGTGATGATGCCGACATGCCTGAGATATGGATGACCATGAACCGTTTTAGTCGTGGTGATGCAGTAGCTCAGAGGTATCTAGCTAGGGCCGAGGATGATCTGGCTAGAACCGGCTACTTCGAAGATGACTTGTGCATGATCGTTCAAGTCAACTACGAGCAGAATCCTTGGTTCCCCGCAGAGCTTGAATTGGAACGCCTTGACGACAAGGAAAAGCTCAGCCCTGATGCCTATGCCCACATCTGGGGAGGCGACTATAACGAGTCTGTTGACAACGCAATTATCAAACGAGAGTGGTTCGATGCCGCTATTGACGCCCATATTAAACTGGGTATAGATTGCAAGGGTGCGACTATTGCAACACATGACCCCGCAGATGGTGGTGATTCATACGGTTATTCATGCAGAACAGGCATTTTATATACCGACATTGACGAACTGGTTGCAGCTAACGGGAATGACGCATGCGACGTTGCAACAGGTAAGGCTATACAGGCTAACGCTGATTTATTCGTATATGACGCTGATGGGATGGGTGCTCTCTTGAGAAATCAGATTGCCGAGAACTTCAAAGGTATCAAGTGCGAGCTAAGGCCCTATAAGGGGTCTAATTCCGTTGATGACCCTAAAGCAGTCTATGGCGGCATCCACTCAACCGGCAACAAAGACAAGCCCAAAACCAACGAGCAGACGTTTAAGAATAAGCGTGCTCAGTTTGGCATTAAGCTGGCAGACAGGTTCTACAACACTTGGCTTGCAGTCGTGCAGAAGAAATACATTGATCCAGACACATTGATCAGCCTGTCATCAGACATCAAATTGCTTGATAAGATTCGATCCGAGGTGTGCCGAATCCCCACCGTTCCGAATGGTGCCGGCAAGATCCAGCTAATGAGCAAAGAAAAGTTAAAGTCTGAATTCGATATGGATTCGCCAGGTATGTACGACTGCCTAACGATGGGCGAAGAATTGCCGC